GATATATAGGAGGACTTATCACAAACTGTGATAAGTCCCTTTATGCTTTTAATTACTCACCATTAAAAAATAACATTATGGACTTACAAATCATCCAAAACAAAATCTTTGAGGTCAGAGGTTGCCGGGTTATGCTTGATTTTCATTTGGCAGAACTTTATCAGGTTGAAACAAGAGCTTTGAAACAGGCAGTTAAAAGAAACTTATCCCGTTTTCCCAGTGACTTTGCTTTCCAGCTAACAAAGGATGAATGGCAGGAACTTATCACAGACTGTGATAAGTTCCCTGAAAATATCCGGCATACACCTACCCCGCCTCTCGCATTTTTGGAGCAGGGTGTCGCCATGCTTAGTAGTGTGTTACGCAGTCAGACTGCCATAGACGTGAATATCTCTATCA